TATGTACCACTTTAAATCATGTGATCGTTGGGACATGCTTTATTTTGAATACATCAATGGTCAAAGTCTTCAGCAATGGATGAAAAAGGATCAAAAACCCGAAGCCTATCGCTCCTTAATTTCACAACTTATCAGGAACTTGAAGAGAATCCATGAGAAGTACCCAAAGTTTAGACATCATGATCTTCATTGGAATAACATTCTTGTATTGGAAGGTAACAAACCAATCATAATTGATTTTGGTCTTTCAACAATCGAAGGTATTAGAAATCCAAATGTCACAAGTGGAGAATACAAAAATGACGGTATTTATGTGGGATCACACTACATGTATGATGTTCATTACATTCTCAACATCATTTATCGCTACACAAAATTTACAAAAGTTAGGGGATTTATAAGGGACTTGTTTCCAGAAAAATACCTTGGTTCAACCAATTCATATATTATATCTGGGCGTCTGAGACCTGGTTTGAAACATAATGATCTTCCAACCTACGATCAAATTTTGAATCACCCATTCCTTCAACCAAAGAAGAAAGGTGGCATTCTTCGGGCGATTTTACCCAAAAAGAAGGTTATGACACCCAAACCACAACCAAAGGTTGTCGCCAAACCCGCCACCGGTAGCGCCATTCGCCGTGCCAAGGCTGTTCTTGAAAAGGAAGCTGCCAAAAAGAAGATTCCACCAAAGAGACCTGGTATTGCTAAACGCGATCCATCTGTCATGAACCAAGTTCGTAGTATAGAAAGAAAGATTGCGACTGAAAAGAAAGTGGTGACACCAAAACCAAAACTAAGAGTTTTCATAAACAAGAACGGCGACCTCAAGATTGAAAAGAAGAAGTGCCGTCTCTACAAAAAGGAAGATTTGGTTAAGATGTTCAAGTTAGATCCAAAATTAACTAAGGAACAAATGTGTAAATTCATAAAAAATATGTAATCAAAGTACAACTTTAAAAACCCTCTTCGTACCCTCATCAACCACAGAAAGTATCTTGAACTTTGGTGTCTTGATGAGCTTTATCCCACCTTTTGTGACGAATGACTTCATCCGTTCAACTTCACCACGAGGCATTTTTCTGGTGTACTTGAGCGTAACATTTTTGTTTCCAATAGACAATACAGTTGACAACATTTATTATATTTGTACATAATAAAACTATGTGGCTTCTTGCTCTCCTCATACTCGTTGATCTTTTGATTCTCTCCCAAACAGGAAAGAGACGCGCCAGCGCGTCAGTTTCAAACGGAGAACAGTGGACTATTTACGGGACCATGGGGTGTGGATGGACTCGTAAACAGTTAGATTACATGAAGAAGAATGGAAAACCTCACCGATTTGTGGACTGTGATAAAGAGGGTTGCTCAGGTATGGATGCCTTCCCAACCCTCGTAAGTCCCAATGGCGAAAAGATTGTGGGTTACAGTGAAATCTAAGCCCGAACAATGCTGAGGGACAAGGCAAGGATGAAAGCATCAAGCATGGTAGAGATTGGCTTGAGAATGGTGATGTGCTTCACGAGGGATCGGTTCCAAGCGTATCGGAGAACGAAGGTCGCGATGAGAATATTGAGAATGAAGAGGAGAAGCTCGGTGAGCATATCCGACTTGGTTTCAGACTTGGCGACACGGTCGAGGACTTGCATTTTACTAAATAGCTATATTTTTTTCTGTACCAACTACAAATGAAAAAGGACCTTCTTCCCACAAGTGGTTCTGAAAGAAAGTTCACCAACCGTCGTTGGGGGACTGCCACTGGTATAGGTAACAATAACTGCTATGCCTATGCCGTTGGTGACTATGAAGCCTACAGGTGGCAAAAATCAATCCCAGGTGATCGTTCGGGTCTCTCAAATAAACCAAATGATTACACAACTTGCACTGGACTTCCAAAGGCGGTTCTTTCCGACAACCCCGGAAAGATCTATCGTGTGAAAGCCAATGAAAAGTGTAAGAAGGGATACTATAAAGTCATGATGTTTGTGTCTCCTGGAAGACCAACAAACTACATTCGTCAAGGCGACTTCCACTTCTATGTTCAACACAGTGTTGTGGAGTATCGCATTAAACCCGGTGACACACAAGAGTCTGTGGCAAAGTTCTTCAAAGTTCCAGTCTCTCGCGTAAAGCGTGCTGGTAAATTTGCACCAAATAAGCGAATTGTTTTCCGAGCTAATGTCTTCAGCCACAAGCGGGGGTGGGCGACGGGACCGCTTCTGGTTGATGCATCTGGCAAGGCGATTAAAGATCCTCGGAAGGCGGATAGGAACTATCCTGGTCTAAACTACGAGCGATACTGTAGCTCATTCTGCGTCAAGGACAAGGGCATCAAGGTCGGAAAGACTCACCCCAAGGTCCGCAAGAAGACTGTCTAAATCCACTGTATTTTCAACATCAAAAGACATATCAAATATATCCATTATATTGAAAACGGCTTCACTCTCCAATGACACAGCATTAGACTGCGCTGTGTAATTGTTCTGAACCGTCACAGTAACCTTAAATTTTGAAACGTCAAACACTTTTCTACATATGGGACAAGTATTCTTACCTTTACTTTTCCATTCCTCTAGACAGTGGGAATGAAACATATGTCCACAACGGATCGGGGTATTGGTCCTTGTTGACCTTACCTCATTGAGACATATGGCACATTGTGACATTCTAGAGTATGGTTTTAAAGTTTTTATTGAAATTT